AGTTTTGTGGCACGAACGTCAAACCATGGTGTACTGCTCATTGCCTGAGCTTTTAGTAACAGCAAGTCCCGTATTGCAGGGACGCATCTATGTTCATACGCGGCTGACATATACTTGCCAGCCATGTAATCTCTGTCATTGACCTGCGTGTTTTGATTAGCACGCAAGTTCAACTTTGCCAAGACGCGGCCAAATTGTGGAACCGGAAGACAACCATTAATCCCTCTAACATAGCGCTTTCTATAGAAAGTGCCATGATCGCGGCTCTTAGGTTTAACAACTTCGGCAGTCATGCCTGCGCTTGAAACTACCTGCTCGATAGTTTCCTTGACGTTGTTTCCCCCTTGAATAACCCCGAGATAGTCATCTCCCCCATGGATGCTAGTGGAATCAACAACCCCAGCCTTAGTCAAAGACTGGAGCATTAATGCCATGCCCACATACGAATTGCCGGTAGTGGTGGTACTTTCCCCAGACCACCGCTGACCGACTACAGTCGCTTCAATGCCGTATCTAGTCCATACGCGCACTTCTGTGTTGCGGGCAAATTCCCTAACAAACCATGCCGGAGCACCGAGTTTCTTGTAGAACATTGCTTCTCTCTTACGAAATGCCCCACTCTGTGACCCATCGTTGTTTTTCATGTCCGACTCAAGCAACTCTCCTTGCGCATTTCCGATTATCTCACCGATTTCCTCCCCTGGCACTCCACAGGCGAATATAACGACATTCCCTGTGTTGAGAGGATTCTCCCGGCAAAACACACTCTTCATGCGACGGTGTAATTCCATAACCGTCACGCCCGTCAACAAGTTGTACATATCTGTTCCTTGGTATACAACTCGGGGCTGCGCTCCGTGCTCTTTGAGTAAAACTTCTTGCTTCGCGAACACATGCTTCGTCTCCCCGTCATAGCGCAGCTCACCACTATCCCACGCGGTTAGCAACCGCTCGGCCTTTGCAGGCCGGCACATTGAAAGGTACTCATTCAAGAGCGCCCTGTCGACTCGAATCTCTGGTAGAGGCTCGAACTTGGCCATGATGAGTGCATGTCCTGCATCAAATTCATCCATGGTTTTCAACTGGGGGGCGAAATCGCACCGCTTTTTCATTGCGTGGGTGGTGGCGCCAGCGTCATTCTTGGGCACCGTGACCGGGACTCCCTCTAATATACTGCCTTTAGCAACGCCCACATCTCGGGCATCGTCATCTTTAACACGGCAAATATTAGCAGTCGCGCGTATGTTCGCAAAGCCAACTTCGGTGTCATAGCGAGTAAAGCCATTACGCTCAAGACCATCACTTTTGACATCGTTTCGCTTCAACTTTGCAGCAAATATTTTGTTAGCAACGATGGGTTTATTAGACCCAAATTTAATTTTATTCATATTCTAAATTTATAAATGTATATA